ATGTCAGTTTCTTTTTCATTCCAGTCATACGAGCACAAAAACTTTTTCTACGTGGATTTCCAACTTTTTTTGATGGTGCTTTTAGATCACTTCCTGGATTTTCACGCTCATACGATTTGCGTCCTTTTTCGTTGAGTCCACCTTCTTTATTCTTACCGGCAGAACGTTGCCATGCAGCAACTTCTTCTAACTCAACTTCTTCTCCCATGGGTTTCACGTAGTTTCTATTTGGACCAGGCTTTGCTGCACTTCCTCCTTGGGGACCAAATGCCTGAATAAGTGGTTGTCCTGGTTGTATTTCTGATACTGTATGGTAAACTACATTAGATCCTGGATAAACTTTCTGCAGTTCATCAGTTATTTCTCTTCTTGTTGGAACTTTTGCTTGTGGGAAGAACATTCTAAGTGAATAGTATTTTCCCCTCCAAGAAAGTGTAACCGCAATGACATTGCCGGTTTGAGATTGAAGTCGTGTTGCTTCCTCTATTTGTGATTTAAATCCTTTAATTGGTTCTGGTTTAATCAGATCAACTACTTCGGCAAAAGTATTTCCTTCAGCATCTTCAATGGTCACATCCTCTGCTTTTACGCAACGATTATAAGTTTTTCCAAATAACTTTTGGGTTCCTTTCTTTTTATATCCAGGCCAGCACTTCATTTCATCCATAATTTTATCGACTAATTTTTGCTCTTCCATCTCTCCACTTGCAACATAATCTGCTGCAGTATCAATATAGTCTGCCGCTTTAGTAATCTTTGATTGAACCCATGCCTCCAAGTCTCCCTCACCTTTCCCTACTTTCATTTGAAGTTTTTTTACTGCATCGGCAATAGTTTTTAACTCAGATCTTGCCATAGAATATTCGTGATCTTTAATCGAAACTTTATCCCACGCTTTTCCACCATAAGAGCACTCTGATCTTGATTCTCTTTTATCACATAATGGACAATATCTTTGCTCTTCAACTGCTTCCGATTTATTTCCCCAGTTGTCTGCACCAACCTTGCGGCATTTGACAAGTGCTCCAGATGCATATGCACTTGGCCAAACACTATAACGAGATTTTACTTTATGATAGCAAGCATCTTTTTTGCCGCTACCCTTTCCTTTTTTATCAGTCTCTTCGTTCATTTTCTTCTTCCTTCCTTGGCAATGGGCTCTTTGAGAAAATCCTTTAGGGTTGTCGCAATCTATTGATTTTTTATATTTATCCGACCACTCTTCTTCAACAGATTTTTTAGGTTTATCTGTACTAACATATGTTGGTTTTGCAGCACCTGATTTTTGCTGCTGCCCTGGATCTTTTTCTTTTTTTCTTCTTGCTGCTGAAAGTCTTTCCGCAGGAGTCATACTTGCTCTCTTTGCAGAAGACACACATTTTGGAACACCTTCTCCAGGTTCATCACTTGCACAAGTACCACCTGTTACGACATTGACCCAACCAGATTTTCCATCTTTTGATCTGGATTTGCCAAACCAATCACGAAGACCCTCTTCTTTAATATCTTTAAATTTTTTATGATGCTTTTTAGCATCCGCTTCCATCTTTTTTAGACGAGTATAGTAATCTGGTATTTCATCTAGATGTTGAAGAGCAATATCACGGGCAAGTTCATGATCCTTAGTGTGTTCATGCTCAATAGGTTCACCCATATCAAGTTGCCTTTGTATAAAAGAAACATCAAGACGATGCTTCTTTGCAATTTGTTCAACTGTTTTATGAGATTTAATCTTAGGCATTAATATGAAGTCTTTTTTTATATTTATTTGTTAAGACTCTCCAAACTCTCTTTGCTTTAAAATTTTTGCCAACTCTGCAGTTGAACCAACAAAAAGAGCATTATTAACTGTAGTTGGTCCTTTTTGATTGTCCTGCTCTATATCCTTTAACTTTTTTTGAAGATCCATTAGTTTATCTGTTGCGTCAGCAACATTTTTTATTAACTGCCCAGCTACTTCATAGGCACGAGGCATCTCACTTTCTTGAGCCAACTCAAGAATCCCATTTATTGCCTCTTGTCCCTTTTCTATCAAAGAATAAAGATTTCCTCTTGTGTATTCATAATCCTTTTTTATATCCTCGTTCGTAGAAGAAGTCTTTTCAATCTTTTCTACAATTTCTTCCTTTTCTGAAGAAACAATAGTTCCCTCAACATTAAAGGTGTCATTTAGACTATCAAACTTTTTTGTCATTTTCATATTCAACTAGTTAATCCACTAAATCCAAAATCATCACCCTCCGGTATGAGAGTATTGTCTGTTGTAGTTATTGATTTAATTTCAGATCCTGATAAATGCGAAGTAATAGTCGTGTCATCTCTTCCCCTATCAACAGTTAATATATTTCCTGATTTGGATCTTACATATAATTCTTCACCTTCCAGATCAATGTATGTATTCGGGGAAATGCCGCTGGCATCATTTACAGTAATTAAAATGTCTTCTGTTCCAATGTCTTTGGATAAGTTTGTAAGTACAATTCCAGTATAGTTTTTGATCGCTCTTGGTGTAGATGAATATACAACATTTCTGGTTGGATTGTCTGTAGATTCTCCAGTGATATAACTGATCGTTGTTTTCTTGATAATATCTTTTGTTGCTGTAGATACAGGACCAAATAGATATGTTTTTGCACTAAATCTTAAGGTATAAATCAAAACCCTTCTAGTGGTGAAATTTCCCTCATAATCATCCTGCATTGTGATGTTTTCTAGGATGACTGGAATATCCCTCTTTTCATTTATAGAATCTACTAGTTCAACTGTTATATTATATGATGGTTGAAAGTATGGTAATATCTGTTCAGTAATTTGTAGAGCATCATCATTTAGTTTTGCCATTATGGACAGTTCAAACTGTAGATTATACGGAACTGGCATATATGACTTTTTAGTTATAGATCCGTCCGTAGAATCTTTTGTTGTAAAGAACTGGGTTGTTGAAACTTTTCTTGATGCATCATAAGTCAATCCAGTTAGTTCAAATGACATTCTTGGAAGTGTGATCTGAACGGGTTTATTCAGATCGGGAGACTGTTCAAGTCTAGCTAAAAACTTTTGAGTTGGACCATATGCCAATGGAACTTTAATAACACTAGATACATTTCCACTAGAATCAAAATGTTTAATAGTTATATTATTAAACAGTGATCCAAATGCTATGACAGTTTTTCTTAATATTTCGTGATAAAAATAATCAAACATGGTTTTAATATCTAATGTTACTACTGAACATAATAACTTCTATTTATGTTTATGGCATTCCGAAGGGATTAAACTCTGAAAAATCTATAATCTTATCCGCTTCTGTTTCTATATCCGTATTATCTGCATATCCATCATCAACAACGTCAGTATTGACTAATCTTACTTTATAAGATGCTGAGGAAGCAGACCCGACGATAGTTTCTCCTGCAACAAATTCTCCATCAACTGTTGCAACTTCCAGTTTATTCGTAATCACATTCCAAGAACGAACTCTTGCTGTAGTTCCGCTAATAGATCCAACAACGATTTCGTTAAACCTATACGTGCCTATTCCGGAAGTAAATGGTGAAGATATTGTTATTGTCGGTACTTGAGTGTATCCTAGTCCAGAGTTAGTTATCTGGATAGATGTTATATTTCCGGCATCATTTACTATTGCAGTAGCAGCAGCAGAAACTGAAGATATTCCGGTGAATGTTATTGAAGGCGCTGCTGTGTATCCTGATCCAGGATTTGTCATTGATATGATGCCGATAATACCATTACCTATAGTTGCTGTAGCTGCAGCTCCAGATCCTCCACCACCAATAAATCTAATCCCAGGTGCAGTTGTGTATCCGAATCCTGGATTTATTATCCTTACATTTTGAACAGACTTTGCTGATGGGTTTACGTTGTCATTACACGCAACTATACCACCAATCATAACTGCAGTTGCTATTCCAGTTGTTCCTCCCGATGGTGCAGATGATATTCCAACCTTTGGAATACCTGTATATCCCCCACCACGATTAGTTACTGTTATAAATCTGATTCCACCATTGACGATAGAAGTGACAGATGCTGTAGCGGTCACACCAGCTCCAACCATCGTTAAAGTTTGTATAGGTCCAATGGCAGTGGATCCAGAATCTAGATCTGTACCAATACCGGATAAAACATCATCAATTTCATCAACTCCGGTATCAATAACCTCATCTTCATATCTAAACAGTTCACACCTTAGTTCGTAAGTATAGTTCTTTTGGAGTTGATAAAAAGGTTTCTCATGTTCTACGTATTTTATTTCAAACAAACGATCACCTAAAGGAAAATATACTAAATCTCCTTCTTTAGGTCTCGATGATATTTTTATATTAGATTTTCCTTTTATTAGTGGAGAAATATATAAAGAAAATCTTTCCTTTGAAATAGTTAAAACTATCTCATTGAGTGCTTGTATTCCAAACTTAGAAAGAATAGTTGGATTTTCTGCGTATCCATCATAACTATTGACATATGCTTCTATTGGGAATGCCGAGTCAAATAAAGATTCTATTACTTCCTTTATAACTTTTTTTTCTGTTACGAATTTCCTTGGAAGATAATAAACTTCCACACCATACATTCTCAACTGTTCGTTGATTAGGTCTTGTATGAGTCCTTGCTCTTGGGGAGTTCCTTGCTGAAAAAAAGGATTTAGCATATGATTATCCTATCATGTCCAGTGGTGGTAACTCATAAGTACTAGACATTCTTTCCATCAACAAATCTATTTCTCTCTGAGCATCATCATATATTTGTCTCCCATTAAGTTCAACTCCACCTGGAAGTTTAACTCCTTGGAACTTAA